ATCCCAGCCGTACCATATGCCGTTTGTTTTTTTGCTCGACGACCATAGCCCGCCCCATTCAACACTGTAACCTAGCTCAGCAGCCGCTTGCATTAAAGCACAAGCAACCATCGCTAAATGATCGTGCTTCCAGCTCGGTTTCCCGTCGATGTAAGCGTAAAAATCAATAGCATCACCAGTCTGATGGTAACTTAGTTTATCGTAACCGTCGGCTCTAGAGTCTTTACTATTGTATAATTTGTTCTGCTCTTCAGCAGTACGAAGTCCACCATGATTTGGTATTCCGAAGTCTATCTTTGTGATCTGAATGCCACCGCTGGATATTTCGATTAATTTAGAATTTACCCCGATCAATCTAGTCTTTGATCGTTCTGATAATTTAAACATAGTCACCCTCGTTGAATATTAGTTGATCTCTAATGTTAATTTTATACAAAAGACCAGACCACTTGTGATAATGTAACTATATTTGCTGGTGATGAAGCTCCTGCAATCTGTACAAATACATCAATCCACCCGTTTTTATCGCTTACAGTGAGCAGTCCAGGTCCGTCCCACACATCTGTTGTCGCGGTAGGAGGGAGGCCTGTACCGTTTTGAGTTGTAGTAGCTAATCTTGATCCACCAGCACCGGTAATCCCCCCTCTTTGATAAACATAATATTCAATACTCGTCACGCCTGAAGGTATTTTGATTTTAGTCGTCGCAAAAGTAGAGTAACCGGGTGCCGAGTTAACCCCTCCCTCCTTTATCAAGCCTTGAGCTATACCGCTAGATGCCGGCCAATTAATATTTACAGGTGCAACGGTATTTAAAGTAGCTAAAGATCCAAGACCTGATATTGAGGTTGCTGGCTGTGTATGATTCGCACCGCCAGGGACTAATTTTGTTTGAACTGCTGCTGATAATTTAACCTCTGTTATATTTCCGTCAGGCACTTTAGCGGTTACTACTGCACCATTATCGATATCGCCTGATGCCACTGTGTTTTTAGCTGCTAAAGCCCCAAGCCCTGATACATCACCGATTGAAACTTGACCGGAATAAGCCAGTATAAAATTAGTACCGTTGTAAAATAGTTCAACAATATCAATAAATTGCCCCGATGCTAATGGTTGGCCTTCTGACGTTAAAATAGTAATTACCGGAAGCCCGTCAAACTGAATTGTCGCTGGACCGCTGTTAGGGATGTGAGCTCTTAATCTGTATGATCCATTTACTGCGTATGAATTTATTCCGAGAACAGCAGTATAAACAGTAGCCGTTCCTGTTGTGACAGGATAAACGGACTCAACTGTGCCCCTAGCACGTAAAAATTGAAAATCATCAGTAGCTAATCTGTACACAATATCAACACGGCTGCCGACTTGTATTTCACTTCCTGTGCCGACGTTTATTATATTTCTAACTCCAAGTCCTGCAATATTAACAGTTGAAGCACCTGTGTTCGTCGTTCCAGCAATAAACGAAACTTCCATTCCATCGACGTAACGTTGAACACTTTGTTTCCCGCCGATACTTGTTAGAATAAAAGCGTTAACAACACCGCTGTCTAAATAAAAATTACCGTTGGCTACGTATTCTGCTACGCCTTTTCCGAGCTGGTCCAAATCTGTATTTACTGGAGTCTGTCCGGTCTGTATAATAATGTTGTTTTGTTCTGTTGCCGGTTGATTCCACTGACCTGCGGGTAAGTTATCAATATTGTCGACTTTTCCTGATAAATTTTCCATTCTCTACACCTGGTTAAAAATAATATCACAATTAGCTGGTTTAACGCGATTAAATAAGCACTCAAGAATAACAGCACCATTGCCGACGAATGATATTGGGAAAGGCAGTGGAAACGCTTGACTTATATTGAGTGAAAAATTTACATTAATCGTAAATTTAAGGTTTATATTGGGGATAATTGTTACTGTTACACCGAATAAAGCGGCTAAATCTATAAAATCTTGTTCGGTTTGAACTCCGAGCGAAGCAAGTTTAACTAATACATTGCGTCTACGTTCGTCTATTGTCCCGGTACCAGAAAAACACAAATCTGGAATGCCAACAGAACTCTCCCACTCTTCAATTAGCAACGTCGTTGTTCTAATGTCGTACTCATCAGCTACAGACTTAATTACGCCCTCAGCGTCAAATAATGTTGAAGCTAGACCGATAAGCAAATTTCTAAAATTAGTATCTTTTACATTTGCTGCTCTAAACAACTCACCGCCCGGCATATATAAAGCGATTGAATCGGCGTGATCTTCAATGCTAAATTGTTTTATCAAGCGTGTCATAAGTTATACGTTATCGTTCCAAGCGTTCCGATTTCACCTGAAGCTATTGTTACATCTCCCGGCGGTGAAGTGATAGTAAAGTTAACTACTACGTCTCCAGACGTTAAATCAATACTATTAAATATCACTGACCTAAATGCATCTGATTCAACGTTAACGCCGACTTGCGTAGATTCATCAAAATATTGAGCTAAGTTCGTATTAATTGCGGTTTTCATTGCCTCAGTTCCAGGATTTAATATTGAGAACACAAAGTTTACAGGGATAGCTGTCGGAGCTAATACGATCACATCATTATCATGTGTATTTGCAGGTTTTATAGTCAGTATTTTATCTTTAACTTTTGTGATTTCGGTACCTGGCGGTATAGGGTTTTGATCGTTATCTCGCATAAAGTATACTGTTACCTGACCTACTGCGGGTGTTACTTCTTGCACGAATACACGCGTTACCCCGTTTATTTCGCGAGCTATTGCTATTATCGCAAATACGTTAAAATGTGCTATTGCGTTTTGAATTCTAAACAAAAATCTTTTTCTAAAATCTGTTGTTGACTCTTGATCTGTGCCACCACTTATTTGATTAAAGGTAACGCCAGCATCGTTATCAACTCCTATAACGCCTTGAGTTAAAGTAAGTAAAGCATCAGCTAACACATTATTGCCAGCTCCGAACCCAGAACTTGCAACAGAGACTATAACATGCGTAGTTTGAAGCACCCCTGATCCTGTTGCCGGCGATGTAGGGTTGCCTGTAATTACATAAGTAAAGTCTGTGTTTGATATTATATTTACAGTAAATGCCCCGTTGTACTCAACTTCAACAAAGCCAGAGATTGTCGCTTGAACGTTTGAAGCGATATTATGCCCGGCAGCTATATTTATAGTAACTACTTGACCAACTCGTGTAGCACTAGTTATCGCCACATTTGAGGTCGCAATTGTCGCGTTAGCCAAAGTAACAAATATACTACCATCTGAACTTTTGTACTCCTGTGCAACCGGTATCACAGATCCAGCGACTCCGGTTATCGCAATATTGCCGGTACTTTTTGTAGCTGGTAGTATTGTCACACCATACCATGAGGCCTGGATCTTTAAATATTCTTCTGATGAAGTATTAAAGAATAACTCTTTTAATAAAACCTCAAGCTGTAAGTAAAAATCATAAACTCTATTTGAATATCCTGTAATTAAAGCACTAAGCCAATGGTTTTTTAGAAACGGATTAGTGCCTTTTAATTCTCTTTGTACGTCAGTTTTTGCTTTTGATACTAATTGACTTGCGCTATCTGGTATTTTAATTGGCATTGCCGGTATTTTCCCACAATTTATAGTTTCGTTTCTCTACTGATGAGTTAGGACGCTCTATGGTTATTAGAATGTCAACACCATTATTCGTTATTACTGCGTCAGCTTTGACCGATATTGCAAATCCATCATCTATCATCCATTGCAACGATGATGTTGCGACAGAACTTATGCTATTTAATACGCTTCGAGTTAACCTTGATTGATCGTAAAGCCATATTTTTGAGCCTATTTCAAACCCTGGCGTTTCTTCATTTCCGATCCATCCTCGACGATTCTTTGAAACTGGAACTTCTGATTCTGTAGCTCTTTGTTCACAAAATAAACTCATTAAAATAGACGTGTCAAAAAATTCTTCAGTTACAATATCTCCGTGAGCATCGATTGAAATATCGTATATCCCGTTAACTTTTGTTAATACTGCGTCAGTGATTTTTCCAGTTGAATTACTCATGGATTAACGCCTAATGTTGGCTGTTCAACATTACCGCCGCTGTCATTTCCTTGATTGTGATTATGAAGTGAGCCAACGTCGATATTGTTTTGTGTTAACGCTCCGGTAACAGCAGCATCACCGCCTATGTCACATTTCCCGGTGATCGTTACATCACCATCAAGGTTGATTATAGGCGATTTAATATTAACATTGCTTTGTGTGTCAACATCGATGTCACCATTTTCTTTTAAGTGAATAAAAGTCTTTTTCTCAGGATGGTAAAGAACTATTTCACCCGGCTTTAAATCACGAATTCTTTCTTTTGACGATAGTGGAAAAGCTATTCTATTATTTTCTTGCGCGCCTATTTGAAATATTATGCCGAGATAATTTTCTGGAATATTTGCGTGAAGACCGTAAGGCATCATAGTAAAAGCGGTTCCAACTTTATCCATATACTCAACTTGCTGGACAGGGAATTGTCCTGAGTCATCGGCTGGTTTACTAAACCGGCATATTTTAACTAAATGTTGGAGTAACGCTTGCATTTTTTTGCTTCACTGGTTCATTAAGTTCTAAGGTGTATGATTTTTTATTAACCATTCCGATAGTTGTTTCGGTTATATTAGCTTCTTTTAAAAAAGTAACTGAGTTTATTAACATTTGTCCGTTAATTCCCGCAAATTCATCGTTTACATTCACTATTTGATTTGGCATCCATAATTTATTATCAGCTCCATAAGTGGCTACTGTTACCGAGTAAACCATACTCCGTGTTTGCCTGATATTTTGCTCCCACTTTGCCCGATTTTCATTTTCTAAATCTGACGATGAGGATTCAGCTTGAAAAACTAACTGTCTTGATGGTCGTATGTTTTTATCTAAAACTACGGGTGATTTCTGACTTACAATATCTTTTGATTTTGTTTCTCCGGAAAAATTCAATGTAGACAAGTTTGCCTGTGACTTACTGATATACTTGTTGTACAAATCTGTCTCATCACGGCTAATCGAACCAGTTTCTATATTATTGCCTTCCTTACCTATGGCATTTTGAAGCCCTGTAGGGGCTGTGTCAGCGTTAGGCTTGACGATAACTACATTACCGTCCGCATCAGTCGTTAGTAGTACTTGTCGCTTACGTGCTAATTTTTCAATAAACAAAAAAGCATTTTCACCTACCTTAGGGCTGATGATATCCTCGGTCTTAGTAAAATCCAGTAATCCTGGAACTTGGTTAATCACTTTTACGTTCATACCAATATCTTTAATAACTTGCTCGATAACTGATTTTAATGATACCGGCGCGTTTATTTCAATAGTGTTAATGTAAGACTCGATTAAATCACCTGTCTTGCTGCGACCTAAATAACTTATGTCATGGCTTGTTGAATCATAATCAACGTCAGATAATTCAATATATCCTGTTAAAACTTTGATTCCGTTAACGTCAACCTGACATTCATCACCAACATTAAACGGTATAACCTGGTTCTTTGTAGCTATCGCTGAAAAGCTAAATTGACCTGCTAACGTATCAAGCTGTAACGAGCAACTCGCAGACGTAAAATTAGAATATTCAAAACCGTTGACTTTTAGCGTTAATGTACTCATTGGGTCACTATTTGTATCTCACCGTTCACGAATGACACGTTTGCTTCGTTGTTAAGTTCTGCTATTTCATTTCCTAAATTCGAACTACCGTAGTACTGATACGCTATAATTCGAGCCGGTAATCGCGGTGTTCTGACAGCAATAATTCGCTGTAACGTAACTCTGCGCGCTACGAAATAAGCATTTGATACCTCGCGCATATTAAGTAACGCTTCTCTTAGGTCAAATCCAAGATCAGTGTCGTAAATCATTGATTGATATTGATTTTCTAAATCTTGACCCGCTAAATCAAGATCATTTGTTGTTCTGTAATTGACTGAAACGGCAGCTAAATAACTGTAGCTTAATGATTCTGCTTTAACCGCTTTATTTATTACTAAATTATTAGACTCTTTCTCAATATTACTTGCTGTTATATTGATACTTGTTAAATCTTTATCGCCAAAGCCGAAAAGCTCTCTCCATGCAAAGATCTGGCTATCGACTGTCGCGAATAAGCCATTAAATGTCTGGCCTAGACTTGTCATGCTATCCGCTAATGCTTGTGGAGTTTGAATTAGATTATTAATCTCGGTACCAAAATCACTCACTAAGCTACTAAATGCGTCAACGTTATCAGTAATTGTAACGATTGTTTTTGTAGCATCTTCATAAGCTTTTACATATTCATTCAGCTTTTCACGAGCATATCCAAAATTTGATATAAATCGTTTATCAACTTTAAAGCTATTTGCTGTGTTTTTATTTACTTCACTTACAACCGCATCATTGGCAACGCTGACCAGACTTAACGTATCCTGGGTTGCTATTGGCGCACCGAGATCATCGTCAATCTCAAATAATATACTTATTTCACCACGGCCTAAGTCTGACATATTCTCAGTAAGACTAAATGTCCTTACTTTCATGTTCTTCAGTATGCCGTAGAGTGGGTGTGATAATTCTCCTTTCTCAGAACTTTCAAGAGCGGTTAATAATGCTTTTTTTCTGTCTAAATAGTCATCTTCACCCGAACTATTTGTTATCCAACCCTGTATTGAATAAGAACGTGGATCTGCTCCGAAATCCTCAATCGACTGTTTATCGGAATTTGGGAATGAGTGTTTTTGGTCTTTTCGGCCACCGTCGACCGATGAACTTGATATTAAAAATACCGCTTTTTTATAAGAACATGGCAATAATTGCTCAAGTAATGACATTAGTAATTGGGTACCATATTGTTTCCGACGTTCAACTTAGTTGACCCGGATGATTTCGATTTAATCGATTTAATTACGCCCTGTGGTGCGTTTAGATTTACATCTACTGTTGAGCTTGATTTGCTGTTTAAGCTACTATCAATCGTAGAGTTTTTAACTGTGCTATTATTTTCCGCGCTCACTCCATTAAAGAGATCTATGATTCCACCGATTACGATTCTCGGTATCGTATTTAAAAAGTCAATATTCTCAAATACGATAGCAGCAGCGTCAACGGTTTTAGATGCTGCAGGTTCTATTTTGTTAAAGGATTCTATAGCTTTAGCCCCGATCACAGATCCAAGCCTGCTCGATTTTTTGTTAAATGTGTTAAGTCTGATATTTGCCTGATCTTGCGCAACAGTCGTACCTTTTAATTTTTTCTCGAAATGTGTCAACATATTAATATTATTTAGTATAGAAAAACCGACTTTAGCGTGTTCCTCGCCAAATATTTTAGCGGCTAGTTGAGCTTTTTTCTGTGGGGTATCCATATTCTCAAGGGCTGTTTTTATTTTCATAAAGCTACCCTCTAAACCGAGCTTGTTAAAATCAATACCTGCTCTTTGCAGTCTTCCAAGCATGGCGTTTAACGCCGTACCAGCCTGAGATCCTTTAATACCACCAAGTGCAACCGTTTGTATTGCCGCGTTTAATTGGTTAAAACTTAGTCCTGCGGCTCGCGCTGCTGGACCAGCTAACAATATTGCCTCGCCAGTATCTCGTATTTCAGATGCGCCGAATTTTGATCCAGCAGCTAAGATATTAACGTACTTAGCTGCAAAGTTAGCATTTTTACCAAAGATGTTTAAGCTTTGTGCTGCTACGTTTGCAGATGCTTCAAGCTCAAGTCCTGACGCATTGCTTAATAATAGAACTTGTTCTGTTACTTTTGCTAATGCCTTAGTATCTTCAAGTAATTCAGGCTTTGCAGATGCGACTAATTTAAAAGCTGTGGCAATCTCGCTTGCAGATTTAATCGATACTTTACTTAATCTTAAGGCTTCAGTTTGTAGAAATTTAAGCTGTTTTCCGGATGCTCCGGTAATAGCCTCCAAGTCTGCCATTGAATCTTGGAATGTTGCTCCAACTTCAACCACTTTTTTAATTGCCATTCCTGCTATCGCAACAGATGCCAAGCCTTTCAACGAACTTGCGAAACCACCTGCAGCTGCCGACATGTTCTTGAACTTTTTGTTTAGCCTGTCAGAGTCGCGACCCATTTTTCGAGAAGTTTTAGCGAACCGTGAAGCCATCTTTTTGTTAGCAACGTCAACTTTACGCCCAACTTTTGAGAACTTGTCTTGAGCTATAATATTGTAAGTAACATTGAAAGCCATTATTTATTCTCTTTGTCAGCTATTTTCTTTACAGATGAGCATTTATTAATCAATTCAGTTAACGGCAAATTTTCAAGATAACTATAAGGCATTCCACCACCCATGTACTTAGCTGTTTTTATTAACATAATTTCTAAGTCTGCTAACTCAGAACAGACCGCAGGATAAAATTTACAAGGTACGCCCCTAATAGCGTCTCTACATCATCTTGAGATAGTGAGTCATAAAGTGGTTTGGTTAACTTTACATCTCCATCAACTAAGCAAACGCCTGACGTTAAAAGCTCTCTAGCACTATAAAATATTTTATTCATTTCAATTTTAGTACTTGAGTACATCATTTTTAACAGCTCACTTGCCAGTACTTTGTTGTCTATTTTTTCGACTTTATCTGGTTCTGAATTTTCCTGAGCTTTAATATCGCTTGTTGCAACATAGAACGCCTGTTTTAATTCTGCGCAGAAATTCATATGCCGTGCGGTAGGTTCGTTTATTTGAATAAATACCGCTTCTACAGTATCACCGTTACTTGAATATTCAATTCCTTTGATTAACTCTATGTTAAATTCTTCTGACATAATGTACCTCGTTATACCGCTGTATTAGATGAAAATTCTAATTCAATTGTCGTATCGGCTCCAAGTGGGGTTTCATAGTCACCCAGTAACGCAGCTTTATTAAATGTTCGTCTTAATACCTGGCCGTCCGATGTTTTACCGGTTATTACGGCGACATTTTTGTTACCATTAATTTTCCATTCACGCGCTTTGTTAATACCTCTGACATCTGGATATATTTCACAAGTAAACCCGCCGAACTTGGTCTCTATGTTGTCACTAAAAACCTGCTCAACGGAACCGCCACCAACGGACGCGGCGCGCATAGTTTGCTCACCTAATCCTTCTTTAAACTTCAGTGAGTTAGGTACAATTGCGATAGGCTCGTTATTAATAACAAGTGATGGATCTGCTAATGCTATAGACATTTTTTATACCTCTTTTAACTGTTTATGCTAAATGAAAGCTGGATTGTTCCGATCATAATTCTTAATTGAGTAACGATAGGCGTTTTCATTATTGTTTGAACTGTCCCAGTCAATAAATCAACGGTAACATTCATGTTCTGATTAAAATATCGAAGCGCATTTTCACCAGATTGAGTTAATACCATTTCTGACAGCTCGACATACAATTGCGTGTGATATGCTTCGATTAATTCTTGATTTGCAATATCATAATCTCGGACTAATGAACCGTCAGTTAAACGAGACTGACTAAACCGAGACTTTAAGTTATTGTAAAAATATTCTCGTATCGTCGAGATGGTATCAACATAATTCAAGTATTTAAAACTTGAATCCGGGTTCCCAGCCGAATCGGTTTTGTAAGTTGTTGGCACTTCACCGATTAACAGCGTATTACCTGCTGTGTTGTTTCCGAGAACAAACCCCCCATCATCAGTTATTAGCTCAACTTCGTTACGGGTAAACCCTAGATTCGTTTTACTTAATGGCGAATAAGGCATTGGAGTATTGAAGTAAGGCTTCGACGCTAAAGCGGGACCACCAAAACTGTCTAGTGAGCCGTTTCGAGAATTAACAAATTGACTTATATCAGCACCAGGTTGTAACCGAAGTGATCGAATTGCTGCGACTTGAGACGTTTTACTGTATTCAAGCTCCATGACAGAAGCTCCAGAGCGATTACCTACTGAGGAAAACTTGTCTACAAGCATTATCAGGCTTTGTGAATTCAAGGCTTGTAGGGTTGCTCTGACGTTTGCCAAAGTATCGATTTTTGACGCTATTCCAACACCGTCTTGTACGCTATTGTTTGTGTTGAATCTTGCATCGAGTACATTTGTCAACTCAGAAGTATCGCTATACGGCCATACGATTGATTGATATCGGATATCACCGATCACATCAAGCACACCGGTTAACACTGGATCTAATGCACCATTGGCCATTATTACCGTAGTAATCGTAATACCTGCCGCTAAAGTGCCATGAGAAATACCGATATCATTACCAGTAATACCACCATTAACCGCTGTAAGTGTTACGACACCTGCCACATTTGCCGCAGTTACCGGTACTTTAGTGTCTGCTGTAATTACCGCAACTAAAGCATCACCTATAATCGTCGGCGTGTCATCTAGGGTAATAGGGATAATATAAGTGTGATTTATCTCAGAGCCAATAGTGAATTCTTGAACTCCATCTGCTGTAGCAGCTCCGGCGATCGTTAATGCGCCTACTGCGCTAACTGCAGATCCATTGTCATCAAGTGCAATATAGTCGAAACGGACAACAGGGTTAATTTTCCGAGCAACTCGAATCATAGTAGCAAGCATTGAGTTTACGCCTAGCTGAGTATCCCACGAACTGTCATTCTGAACGTCGGTTACCAAATCACCCGCCACCGCTGTTCCTCCAGCTACTTTTTGACCGGTAAATAGTACTTTTTGGTCAGTATTATCTACTTGGGTTTGAGCTGCAATAATGTTGTACGTTATATCTGGTTGGCTTACGATTGTCATTTTTTAGACTCCTTCTTGCTTTCTTTAATTTGCTTATGTTCTTTAGTTTCGATGGGTTTTTTGAATTCTTTGGCTTGAGACGGCTTTACAGCCCACTCAACGCATTTATCAATTTTAGCGTCTCTGATACGGTTTCGCCAAAATTGTTCAACCGGAATACCGCTCGAGTCGCAGTGAATCATTATTTTAGATCCCGGCAAATACCCCAATGCTCCGCTGTTTATTTTTAATTCTCTCATAATGGCTCCTGGTCTAAATTAATCTTTGCTGTAGCTTCTTCTGACCCAAAATCGGGTGTGATACTAATATCGATATCTCTGAAAGCTACGTTATACTGAATATCGACAATATCATCAGACGTGATATCAGCAGCACTTTCAAAATTGAATTCATGTATGTAATATGCATTTGTGTAAGAATTAAACCCATGGTTTAAAAATGTTGTAGCATATTGATCTATTGATGCAAGGCCAGTATCGAACGCTACGCCAATTAACGATCTTGCTAACCACTTAAATACATCCTCCATCAAATCTCGAACTATACGGCCTGCGTGCTCGTCGCTTGACGGTGAAAAAACATACACCGTAAACGGTTGTGATAATCTCTGATTCCAGCCCGTATTTCGTTTTGCAGTAGCAGTTAAGTCGCTCATTACTTTTCGGTCTTTTGATGCTATGACATCACCCAACACCACAAATGCCCACAATTCACCATTGCATTGTGCTGTATAAGCGTCCGTAGCACGTTCGACTGAAATAGACCCCGATATTCTAGGATTAATCTTGATTAATGCGTCACCTATAGTCGTTATTTTCGACTTAGCAGATAAAACTTGATTAACCGGATAAGTAAAAGTATGTATTCCGGTTATCGTTATAATCTGCCTTCCGTTGAATCCAGGCTGTCTTGCTCCGTTTTCTAAAATTGGAGAGCCATTTCCGGTGATTGGTCCTAGATCAGGTACTATAACATCAAATGTTCTTCTATTAATTACCTCAAATAATTTAAACGAATTGTTGAATTCTGTTTGATCGCAGCCTGAAATATCAGCTCTTTTTTTACCTAAGGACTTATCTACTTGACCGAACGTGAGATCATGATCTGTTTCAGTAACGACACGAACGATCATTCCAGATCGAACAAGCGTTAAAATTTTAATCGTGTTTTTTGCACCAATTATTGTAACTTGTTGATTATCAACTAAATTGTGTTCGTTTTCAGTTGTGCACGTCACCAATCCGTTTGAATAAGTCAGACTTACGATAGCAATTTTGTTAGTGAATAAGTCTGTATAGTTCGGTAATACCGTTTGTAACTGATTTATGACGTGTTCACATTTCATTTGTATACGTATTTCTTTATTTGAGATTCAATGTAATTTTTAGCGTTTCGTTCAGTTTCAGTAATAGCTATTTTCAGCCCTGGGCGCGGTTTCATTTTACGAGTCCCTTTTTCCAGGAATTCCGCATAAGGTACTTTGCTGCTACCGGCCCCAAATATCATACTGTCAGAACCTTTCAGTTTGAAATCTGCTGTCTTACGATAAGCCCCGCTAATGTTCGCTGCTGTTTCGTTAGGGCTTGAGGATCGATGTTTACGTTTAGTCTTTCCTCTTCGGATTAAATAAACTTTTCCACCTTTGGGTTTTTTCAGTACATTTTTATTTAAAGTCTTAACTAAATCTTTGCCGTAGTAAAAAAATGCTTGTCTTACTCCTTGGCGTGTAGAATTTGCGATATTCTCAATAGAAATCTCAACTTTCCGGTTGCCGTGATCTGGTTTAATTTTAATCATAACATGTTCGCATTATTGATATCGTTACCGGTATTCGAGCAGCGCAAAACAGTAAATGCATGCCGTTCATCAAAATCGCTACTGTCTATTATGTCGAATCTCTCATTGTTGAATAAAATCCATTCTTCAGAAGTGATACCAGGCAAAAATCGAATAAATATTAAATGCGTTACATCTCTCTCAGTTCCTGCACCGTCAAATACAGTTACACCGCTGACTGTTTCAATTAATGACCACATAGTCATCTTTCCTTGAAAATCTTCAATAAAATCAACGCCGTCAAAGATAGGTGATTTTAGATTTCTTGATTGAATAACTATTTCATCTCTCATGTCACCAATGCAAACATTTCTTTTCTTCTTTTTTTTGAATGTGCAAACTGGCATTAGCCTATTCTCGCGATCCCTTTAAAAAACACAATCATTGAAGTAAGCGATGTTATGTCGTCTTGAATAAGAATTTCATACGAGTCAATCGGTGAGCTAAATAGTTTGTCCGGGTTTTCTATTCCAGTTGTTATTTCACCATATCCCCTGGTTCCAAAAGCCCCTTGACCTGATTTGTTATGATATTCGAATGTTTTAGAAATTAACGCAATATCACCATTCGTTTTAAAATTTGAGATATTAACGGTATCACCAAGGTCAGTGACACCCCTGAATACGACTCCATTAATTAAACCGCTTGGAATATCTCCGAAATCAGCGTTATCGCCTGCAGCTGCATGAGTAAGCTCAATCACAAAAGATGTTAGTTTCCAATCCTCGTCATTAGGTGGAGTAATCGAATAAATTACTGGATTAGTTAACGTTCCAGCAACTGAAGTCATATTATCCTCAATGATCTCGACTATGGCTGCAGTTGAGTAATCTTTACTCAATGGAGCATCGATTGATATTTTATTTCCTGCTGGTGAGCTTGGTACCGTATAAGTATAAGTATCGCTTATTCCGTTTTCTGATATTCTGAAATTTGCACCTGCTACAAACCCTGCCGAACTAACCAGATCTATTGATGTCGCCCCCTGCAACGCCGGAGCGAATAATGTTGTGCTGATTGGTGGTATAGCTTGCCGCACGACTTTGCTCGATACCGATTTTGTAGATCCAAGCTGTGGAACGATAGTAACTATATTGTCATTAATGTTTGATTTTGCCCACAGTGTAGTTTGCTTTAGAATTAAAAACCGGTACGTGTTATTGGGTAATAAATTAAAGCCGTTGCGAGAATTGTTATCAGGCTTTGTTATAGACTGTACTAATTTTACAATTCTCCCACCCGAGTTGTGCATTATTCCATCTTTAACGCCGGAGATAAGCCCGACATCAATCCAATCTACTGCTGGAATAGTTATATCAGTTGTTTGTGGCATTCCATTAAATCCTTGTTATTCTGAATTGACCGTAAAAATTTGTAATACCAAGTAATTTGGCAGCCTCGGCAGTATCGGGACAATCTCCACGATTTTCGTATAAATAAGCTGTATGCCGGGTCAATGATTCTAGTATTTCGCTTTCCAGGTAATAGCTTTTTGTTACAAACTCGATATTGACTGACTGTTTTCTGTCGTCAACTTCAGGCCAGAATTTTCCGGCTTCAAGTTCTATTTCTGAATATTGCTGATGTCTAACTAAATAATAATCTGTAGCTGGAATTGCTATTTGAACTCCGTTTAGTAAATACGTTATTGAAGTAATCGAATCGACTGGGTCGCGGCAGATCTGAATAACTTCTTCAAAATCGTCTTGCAGTAAGTTCCAGGTGCTTGCTCTGAACTCACGACCAGTATAATTTTCACCGAACTGAGTAACAGCGTTAATAATGTTTTGTAAAACAGTATCATCTGCTGAAGCAGTTACTTTTAAAGCCTGTTTTGTTGGCTTTAGACTAAGCGGAGAATCACCAAATTTATTTATTTGGTATAATTGGATCATTTCTTGCCTTTTTTATTCTTTTTACTGTTGTTGTTTAACTCACCTTCTTTCACGTCCGTATTCTGTGGCATTTCTGGTTCAGGTTCGACTGCTTCTGGAGATTCAATAACAATAGTGCCTTTTCCTGCTTTTACGACAACATTAGCAAGGTTGGCAGATACTTCGCGTTCCTCTCCTTCCTTAACTTCGAAAATTGGATCTGCGGGGTTATCGCCCCACTTACCAGCTTCTTTGAATTTGACTTTTATATTATTCATTGGTATTCCTTAAGTGAAGCGGTCCTATTTCGACCGCTATTGTTAAACATTAACCGTTTCTGCTGGCGGTCTGGATTTTTTATGCCCTCTAACCGCCATGATCCCAAAAGTACCACCTGTAGTAACTGCTATACTGACGATCGATATCCTCTGATATCGCATTTTACCAATTGAGCCGACATGCCTGGCTGAATTTTGCTGCACTGACGTAAAGCGTGGTAATTCTAACAACGTGTTATCAGCAGGTACTAATGTTGCTCCTACCATCCCGGGATCATCACTTTCTTCAAGAATAATATCGTAAGTTCCGTCTGTGATGCTTCCCGCGTGCACTAAATACGTCAATGATTCATAACCCATGCTGTCCTGAGTCAATCCTACGGTTGTTGTATTCGCTGTAATCGCTGCAATATGTAATGCCGGTTCTTCAGTAATGCTATGTGCTAAATCATACTCCACTTTAGATACTCCTTATTAAACGTTTACAGTTTCAGAAGTTGGTGCGCTTTTAGCGTTTCCTAGCAGCGCTACTGCTGACATTACAGCTCCTGTGGTAACAATTGTTGATACTATGTTTATTCTTTGATATCGCATCTTGCCAATTGAGCCGAAGTGACGAACAGTATCACTATCTGTGGCTCTGAATCGTGGTAATTCGCCGATTGTTTCATCTGGCACCACCGGTGTTGGGACTGTCATTACGGGGTCGTCACTTTCTTCTAAAACAGTGTTATACACGCCGTCAGTGATTGCCCCGGCTTGAATAATGAATGTAAGCGATTCAAATCCGAGTGTGTCGACAATCTCGCCAATCGTAGTTGTGTTTGCGCCAATGGTTTGACTGTTTAAAGCTGGTGCATCACCCGCTCTTGATGAAATTTCATATTCCATGGTATTTACTCCTGATTACTTGTAAAAGGCCGGGGTTAACCGGCCTAATTTGCTTATGGGATGATTTGTAATACTTTAATTGCTTCAGGGATAGTAACTTTACCCGAAGAGTATCGATGTATTGTAAATTCGATGATTGCATTACGTTTACGCGTGTATTCATCACGGATAATGGTAATACCAGTTCGATCGGTTAATGTATAGCCTTTGAAAAAGTCTCCAAACATTACAGGGTATGAATTAGCTGCTGCGTTAGGCATGTCAATCAAAGACAAGTAAGGATAACCGTTAATTGTGTTTGATATTGGACCGTTTACGCCAGGACTCCATAAAAACTGTCCTGTGGTTGACTTTTCAGTCCGTAACTTAGCGAGCTCAATACGATTTAAGCCGTACATTGGGTTGTGACCTTCCTTTAAATCACCGGTTAACAAGATAAGATCGTCGATTGATACTTTACCGGCAGCAATCGAAGGTCGCGCATTATCTGTAACTGCGGTATTTAATAAAATGCCTTCCGGTCCTTTAATGCCCGTACCGACTATCATGCTGCGTCCTTCGCCTTGTGCGAAAGCTGTCATAGCATCATCAAGTAATTCAGATTCCATGTTGTAACTTGCATTCATTAGCAAATCGCGAGTTGCTGGCAATGTAACCGTTTGACGAAACGCGGTTATTGTTTCTAAAGCATAATTTGATTGATCTTCCTGACCTTGCTCTGCTTCACCTTCATAATAGGCTTTAGGAATACTAGTTCGAACAGGGATTTCGATTGATTTTGATCCAATAGTACGCACTCGAACTGCTGGACGTAAAAGACTAATTTCTTCAATCGTTTTTGTTAAAAATGTTTCTTGTTCGACAGTTGTTAAGAATCCGCCGTCAATATCACTGTCAGTTCGTAATAATGCTTTTTGTTCTGCGTCAAGTCCTGATATTCCTTTTTGAATCATGGAATGAAGAGCTTTATACTCAGGCTTATCACGATAATTCTTTACTTCACTAGATCCGCTTCGCGCTACTTCAATTTCAAGTGAATCAATACGTTCTTTGAATTCTTCTTCACGTTTTTTTAGTTCTGCTTGCGCGGATACTGCTTTTTGATTCAGATCTTCTTGTAGATCAAGAAACTTTTCGAGATTTGCAATTTTTTCTTGATCGGGTGCTGCTTTTTCGAATTGTGCGCGAAGCTCGGTAACGGCTTCCATTACTTTTTGTTGGGTAATTTTTTCGGGCATGGTCTATTGCTCCTGTTAGTTAAACGTATTTTCGTTTGACTAGCTGGTGATTTTCATCACAGCAATAGAACCAAATTGGCCTATTTTTTAGTACTTACTTAGATACTAATGATTTAATTTTTAGTAATTCATCCAAAATATTCTGGTTTGCATTACTATCAACTTCTATAATAGCTTGTTTTTCTTCAAATTGCATACTTTTTACAATGTGTTCTACAGCTCCCTTGGTGAATACTCCTGCTTTCAACATTGCTTTTGAACATTCAGTTGAATCGAACTCTTTAACATTATCGACTGTGTAAAATTGTTTTTCTTCACCGACGAACGGGGATGTCATGCTTGCTTTCGCAAAATACCGTTCTAAGTGTTTGATAGCATTAACTTTGTCTTTATCATCTAAGTTCTTTACTTCTTCGGCTGCGTTAATTAGTGCGTCCGGGAATACAACTAAATTGCCACCAATGTTATCAGCTATCAATAACGAATAATCAGATCCTTTTCGAATTATATAAGCATTATCTTGTGTTTTTGTTTCGTTTACATGTTTAATTGCTTCAACACCATTCCATTCACGGTCTTTATTGGCAATTGGTAAGTCTGTGAATTCTGATATTGATTTTACAGATGTAACTTGTGCGTTTGGATTTGCTGGCTCTCTCACAAGTGAAAACTCCCATATTGTTGCTTTAGTAATGGTTCGTATTTCTTCTTTTTCATCCATTTCGTATTTATCAACTGAAAAACCGATAGAAAAATCAGTTAATACATCTTGCTTTGCAAGCGAATACATTTCCCTGCCTTCTTGAATTTCAAGGTTAATTTCCCCCTCAATAAATATTCCGTTACCATCTTCATATACTTTATCAATAGGGAACCCACCAACAAGATTATTATGCTGGTTTTGGAATCGTATTTGCCTAGCTCTTTGCTTATGGTCGTTAATTGAATCAAGGAAAGCCCCTTTGACGAATTGATCTTTAACACCCCACATATCCCCTCTGTCAATGTCAAACGTTGCGCCGTAGCCAGATATAATACCGACCTTAACGCCATTACGCTCCTCTTCATGAGCTTTCGTTAATCTTCCGCCTAGGCATTTAGTTTCAATATTCATATAGTTTCCTTTAAAGCTGATCTTGAATTGATAATAGTAATTCTTGTGAATTTCGACGTTCTGCGTACACTTCTGTTTTTGCTACTACTGAGGCGCATCTGCAGTTAATCACGTTACCCAAACTTGCCCCTTGACTCATGTCGCCCGGTATATTGAGTTTCTCACCACCAACAGTATAGGGTTCGTTGTACATAACAACTTGACCGTCAGCTAATCTATGCGGATCTCTAACTAGATTATCACCAACTGATGTCCATTCTTTGTTAACACCGACTTCTTTATTAGTTCCGGCTAATACGCTCGGGTCTTGACCTATCAGTACATCGGTTTCGGTAGCTTTTGCTGTTTCAGCCGCTACTTGAGTTTCATAACTTGCTATTCCTGGTGCCCGGCCTTTTAACTTTCGATTTAGGATGGCTCCTGATGTCGTCGCTTGTTCGCGTTTCGACATCGGCTTACCAGCAAGGGATTGTTCGTCGGCAATCAGGCTGGTTTGTTTAATAGCATCGTCAATATCAACTTGATTAGATATGGATATGATTGATGACTGCTCTCCGGAACGTGCTAAGTAAAAAATTGCCAGGGCTGAGGCTATTACACCTAATTCGTCTTGCGATATCGGTATATCTTCTGGTAAATCTGGAATCATTCGATTACTAAACTCATTGCCGACTATTTCGTAATGTTCGTTTAGTATCTTTTCTACGTCTTTTCTGTAACGTTCTGCATTTAATGTTTGATTTGCTTCAAACGCAACTATCTGGTCTCTAGCCATACCTCTATTTAAGCTGTTTAGCTTTTTGAGTATGATTTTCTCGAATTTGAGCTTATCGGTTAAATCTTGTCTGGCTTGGTGGTTGGACATTAATCACTCATATCAATAACTGTGAAATTCTCAGGACCTAATCCGCCATTCCGTGGATCGTCAATCATTGCCTGAGCCAATTTTTTAGTAGGGTAGTGGAAAATAGCTCCACGAGAGTCGACCAGATATGTTTTAATGCCTTTTTCTTTTCTAACTAATATTGCAAAGTGTTTCATTAAATAACCTCTAATGGAGTTTTATATTCTTTTATATCTTCTTTTAAATCGTCCCTATAATATTCAAGATCATCATATATCCGTCCGCTTGATTCGTTTTGTACGTTGTTTTCTCTCATTATTAAAAGTAATTGTTCAATACCGTCGCAAACTTTCGTTATTTCTTCTACTTTTTTAACTTCATTCTCAGTCATATTGTTAGCTCGGTCGCCGTGTAATTAATATTATTAATATTATCGCGGTAGTAGAATATTGTTAGATCTCCGTTAACGGGTTCTAAATAATCAACAAATATTTCTGTGACAAATTCATTTCGTTTATTTTCGACGCTGTTAATGGCTTCATCTTTAGTTTTATAGAAATCGAGAATCAACGTGCTATCCATAACGCATTTTTCTTTGTTTGATATTCCCCGAACCCATAACCTTTCTAATTCGCTGGTTTTTTTGATGCTGTACTGTATATGAAGTCCACCTTTGTTCTTATTCTGAACAATAAGCTCGATCATTTCTTTTTGTGCAGAAAATAACTTGTCATAAAAGCAAGGCTCACCGTATATTCTTGTGAAACATGTCGCGCCACTCAGATGCTCTTCTGTTATTACATATTGTGTCATTTATTTATCCCTCACTAATTTAGGTTCGTCTTTAAATATGTCGGTCGCTATTGGCATCATTGATGATGAAATATATACTTCGTCTCCACCTTCTACATCCTCACGGCCCACCATAGCGCGTAATTCGTTAAGTGATTCAATATTTAATTCTTTACGTAGTTTTAAATTCTCATTCCTACGACTTTCTAAGGCTGTAATTTTATCAGGATTGTAAGTGATTTTAACTTTTGTTACATCTAAGCCATATCGCGGGACCAGTAATTGAGACAGCCCGGAAAACAGTCTATCAGCTAGCGGTAGTACTGCGTCATCATATAAAGCCAGTTTAGCAGCAGCATAATTATTGAATGTTGATGCATCGGTAGTAACTAATGGCAACGGTACTTTGTATTGCAAAGCTACAGCTCTTTGTGCCATTTGCTGCATGTTTACAAAATCCATATCTTTGTTGCTCGTGCCCAATTCCTGAATATCAAGTTTGCCACCGGATGTTACGCCGATCGACCCGGCTTTGGTTGAACCTCCGTACTTTGTGTGTATCGCTGCTTCCGCTGCTTTGAATTCGTCTACACTTAAATCATCCTCAATATTGAATACTAACGATAATTTACCACCATTTTCCAAAAGTGCGACGTTATGAGCGTTACCTTTGATGTGCTGTCTTGCTTCGGCACTCGCTGATCGTAATGGAGACATACCGCGTAATAATGAATTATGACGTGGCGAAAAATTACGGGTTTGCTTAAGCTCTTTCAAATTTCCTTGCAAATATCGAGCCTTGCTCTTTATCGTAATTAAATTGTATTGCCCTGGCATTGTGTTACCCGAGATTATCATTGATTGACTAATACCGCCTGTTCCTTCGTTAACTGACAAATTTGATGGGCTTATAGGCTGTAGTTCAAGCGGTGGCCTATTGACTCCGCCGATTGCAATAATTACTTCTTCGCCCGTTATTAAATAATCTTTTGCTAATGCTTCAAAAAACAGCTCTTTAGTATAGTAGGGGCTTGGAATATTCAATAAATCTAATATAGGATGCTTAGTCTCGAAAGAACCGTCGATTTCGAGTACCGGCGTAATCGATGCAAAAGCATCGGCTATCATATTAATCGGGATGCTAACTGCTGTCGAACTTTCATATAATGCGAGTGCTGAAGCAGCCGTGGTAGCGTGTCCTTGCATGCCAAAGCTAAAAAATTTACCTAGCTCATCATTTAATCCTAGAACAACTGAATTTGAATGTGACTTTTTCTCCCAGAATTTCCAATTCACGCTACATTGTTCCTATATTCGTTCTTGTTTGGCTTTTGACCATTAAATATGTTAATCCCCAGACTAATGCGTCTAGTCTGTCGGGTGAACCGGTTGAATTCTCTGGTTCCCATTGCGTTAATTCTTCTTCAAGATCTGGCATTGCTTCTAAATGGGTTACTGAACACTGTGAATACTCATTAGTTTCATATAATGCTGCTACCGGCTCAGCTCTTGCGAATTTACCTTTACTTGCATGGACTTTAACAACTTTAACATTAGGGTCGATATTTTTAATGACATCTTCTACTAAATCGCCACCCTGATTAACTTCGGCAACTATAGCGTTTGCATTATATGCATAATAAGCGTTAACAGCTCTTTGTGCCCATTTTTTGGTTGATTCTTTTTTAGATAGATCAGCTTGAACTACAGACTACTATTCCACACGTATCGCTATTTTTGTTGTTTGATACAATCGGATCAACTGCAATAACTGTTCTGACAATCTCTCCGTACGGTTTATCGCGGGCATCCTTGATCATTTTATCAGACCAAAGCGCGCCTTCTGCCGCTACTCTGTCTTTGCCATCCCAAATATTGTTGTATTTCGATACTGGCCACATTTTTTTATTTCTGAGCCTTTTTTTCTCAAGGACTTCAGGAAACCAAAAATTATCTGTGTAATGCATCTGAATTATCATGATTGTATCATCTTCATAATATCGATGTTTTTTTAGCTCTTTTTCGTAAGGCTTCAAATGTTCGACGCTAATTGGGTCGGTTACTTTACCTCTGTTTAACGTATACCAGATTTCTGACCCTTTCTTTCTGGCGGTTGGTTCGATTATCTCAAGTGATTTTTCGCTAATTACCTCGGCTTCTTCTATCCAGAAATCATCGAAGTCATCCATTGACTTAATGCCGGTTGGGTTACGTGCTATCCCTCGATATTTAACTGATCCACCATTTTCATGTAAAATTCGTTTTTCTTGTATCTCGAATCCGTAAAAGTTTAATTCTCGTATTTTCTTGGAAATTAAGGAATGTACTGAATCCTCTATTGTTGTCTGGAATTCTCTGAACGCGCCTACTTTATGGCCGTAGTCTTTGACTCTGGCTGACATTATTGTTGAGACTGTTTCACTCTTGCTTGACCCTCGTCCACCGTCCAATATCTTAATAGGCTTTGGTATTATCAAAGCCCGTTCTGCTACTTCGGGTATATTGACGTCCGGTACCATATCAACTTCTACGAACTCACCATCCTGGTCTTGCCAGCATCGAACTAATTTACCGGTTTTAGACACTATCCCATAAACAGTCATTCGCTTTGACTTTCGACGTTGCTGCTCAATTACCGCTGCCGCTTTCATTTCTAACTCTTGTCTAGCTGCTGATGGCATCGATTATGTCTTGTAGTTCCTGGTCTGATAGTCCGGTTAGGTTGATTGCACCTAAATGTTTAGTTTGGTCAATCATTAGCCCGTGTAACTTTGCCTTCACACTGCTTGAGCCTGTCATGTTCGCGGGTTGCTTTAGTTTCTTTGCCATATTAAAAGACTCGTAAAGTTCCTGACTGATTGTCTCAACGGTTACTAAGTGGTTTTGCGTTGATAGTTCCTGTAATTCCTTAATCCTTGATTGGACTTTGACGTTATTGAAAGCCCTTGCTGATAATTCCCATATAGATTTAGTGGTAGATTTGCTGTTTGGATGAAGTGCTCTATATGCATCTGATTGATTACCATGATGTAGTATATAAGCTTGTGCTAATTCTTCCTGCTTCTGTGTTAGTCCTTGCTTTGTCTTTGGCTTGCCGCGTGGCTTTGCTTTCTTCTTACTGACTCCTTTCTTTTTAGCTGATTTCTTTTTAGTTGCCATAATATGTCTTGTTTAATAATTTTTCGTTCTTTTTTTTGGTGGTATCGGCCTTTTGGGTATACTTCCACTATCGCCCATTAAATGACCTTGCTTTTCTGCTTTAAATTCAATTGTCATATTTACGTCAATATTGTGTATTTTTGGTGGCATGGCTGATGGCTTTGTGAATTTATTTATATAAACAGGTTTTAATAAAAAGGAGAATAAGCTCTTAATCATCATCTTTCCCGTGATCAGTTTTTTTACTTATACTTTCTTTTATTTCTCTTATTTGATTGTTAATAATATTATCAAACCTATCTAAATTAACTTTAACTTCTGACTCTGCTTTTGGTGAGAAGTTAGAATAATATTTAACGCTTCTCTCCCTCTTTTTGCTATCATTATTGATTTCATCGTTTTCATTATCATTTAGCTCGATGTCTTTGTGGTATTCAGTTTCCTTATTATCATCTTCACCATCGTTATATCGCTTCCCATCGCGCTTGCTGTCTTCATAGCCGTTACGCTTTGCTTGCTCTCGAAAATGTAAATCGTGTAATTCACTGTCTTTAATCAAGTTTTTAACATTTGACTGTAATATCAAATCTTGCATTTTTAATCGATTGAGTTGTTTACGCATTATTAGAATTATTATTAATAATGCTACTACTGCAATAATTAAGGGTGCTTGAGCTAATTCTGTCATAATATTTCCTCGGTTAATCAGGTACTACAGTAATTATTACTATTCCTGAAATTTCTTGTGATGGAATTGAATTTGTTAATATTGTTAATTTCACGCTATACGGGCTGTCAGCAACTACTCCGCTTGTATGTGAGAATATTACTGCCTGGCCTGCTGGTACCGTTTTATTTCCGATGATTAACTCAGTTAAGCTTATCGATATGTTGTTGATTACTAAGTCATTTGTAACTTGTTCTTGAACGATCGGATTGCCCGTTATTATCTCATTAATGTCAAGTTGACCGGCGAACGAAACAGCAGAGTTTCGCTTGCCGCTGACCGTTCTGACCGGTCTTTCAGGTGCAGTACTTATTACAGGCATTATGCAAACGTCAAACTAAATGCATCAACCGGAAATGTGGGGTCTGAACCTATATTTATCGGTTTAGGAATTAACAAAGCTCCGTGAAAATACATATTACCACCGGTTATAGCTGACATAATTTTGTAATGCGTTACTGTTAACCAGTCTCCGGTCGGTACCGGGTATACAATTTGAACAGCGTTTAAAAATTGTCCTGATGTTCCAGAGCTTGGACCAGTCGTGTTTCCGTGTGTGCCCTTCCAATTCGTATCTGAAGCTGGTAAGTTTACCCGCGCATAACTACCGCCGGCAACTTCCGTACCACCGCCTGCATCCGTTGGAGCTGATGTAAATAAAGCGATGTATAAATCGGTTAGTTTTGGTAATGGCGTTGATCTTATAAGATGATCGCCTACCGCGTTTTCCAGAAAATCTGACAGTGCAGCCATGTTTAATACTCCTTACTATATTGTGTAATGAAATCGGTTATTTGGTAGTGTAAATTGTGACGCTGAAATTCCTCTTATCGGAGCAACTTCTTTTACGTTAATAAAAACATTGCTTGTTACTGTTGCTATATCAGAAACCCCTAATACAAGAAACGCTTTTAACTTAACATTGTCTTGTACTGAAATATTGCTATCTACACTGAATTTGTCGTTAGTTTTTAAACTGACTAAGCTTGTTACTGTAGCTATAGCTCTTGCGTCTAAATCATTACCTACCGCCAACCCTATGCTACTTGTAGCTGAAATCAACCCTGACGCGCTTAGGTTTACTTTTTCACTTAATGCGGCCTTCCCAAATACTGTCGCAAAATCTAGAACCGCCATTAATCGTCTATCTGATAAATCGGCTTGAATTGTTGCGCTTATTGTATCTGTTACGTTAAATGGTGCTTTTACGTTTAATGCTGCACTTGATATTACTGTTGCATTTGCCACAACATTTAATGCATTTCCGACCGAAAGCCCGACGCTGCTTGTTGCGCTTGATAGTCCGGACACTGCTAACGAAATCGGTACAAATATCTCAACATTGCCCGTTACGCTAATATTATCATCAACCGCTAATGTTGAATCTATGGCTGTAGTTGGTATTGCTGGTCTTGAAAACCCGCTTAATCCTAGTCGAGTGGGCATTTTAGACTATCACAAATCTGTTTGTAGCAACCGGTATTGACGTTAATGCTTTTATAGTTAAAGTGCCATTAGTATTTCCTAATATTTCTTTAGCTTCGTTAATAGCGGGTCCAGACTTAAATATAATCCAGCGATCTTTTAATGAATTTGATGTAGCTGTTAAATTTGTAGGTATTACTGTCGAAGTTGGAATTCCGGTGCATGATCCAAAAACAACAGATTCAGTCGATTCTTGCAAATTTATGGCAGATTGATTGTTGTTATTAATGGCGCTTATGTTCGAGTCCATTCTACCACCTACCAACCCTATTGGTATACGGGATTGTATGTTTGAAGTGCCTGCCGGTAAATTTACAGCATCTAATTCAGATAATCTTAATTCTGTATTGATTGCGGCAGCGTCATCTAATCTTTTGATGGCTCCGGTGTAAGCTAATGATAATGTTAAAATATCATTAAGCGCAATAACTCCGCTTGTTTCGACAAAAGTAACCGGTATCACCATCCACGTCGAATTATCTGTTATTGCTGCACTTACTATGAAATCTATAAAATTTAACCCATCTCCGTTTATTTGAAATGATACTGTATCACCTATCTCGAGATTTGTTATTGATATTGTTTCATTAGATCCATTTACGCTGATTTGACTAATGTATAAATTTGTAATGTTTGCTAGTACTAGATTATCACCTTTAACTTTTCCTGCGCCTGGGTCTGTCGCTGTTACCGAAGTATCCCACTGGAATAAATTATTAACTGGAAAATCTTGTAATTCTGAAACTATTTTTGTATCAGTAACAAGAGAATCATTTACAGTTAACGCCCCTGTTAAAACAAAAACTAATCCAACCGTTTTTCCGTTTGTTTCTGCTGCGCTTATGTCAAACGCCCACTGTCCATTGCCTTTTGAAATTGGCGTAACATCTGCGATAGCTGCTTGATTACCGTTGTCAAGAGTATAGTAGCCAACTGGAATTCCGGTATTTACATCACTACCGTCGCTTGAGTTTCGCATGTGGAACTTATACCCGGCTATAGCTGTGTTTCTTTTATACCCCATTTGATTAACCTTATTTAATTTATCTATAAGAAATTTTCTTGCGAGAACATTAACGCCATAAACGCCTGTTCCGTACGCTTCGACTCCGTAACTCATTTTAGGGCCACATTACTAACGAGCCGTTATTTTGCCCGGTTATCGGATTCGGTACTGTGGGTAATGTCGTCCAGCCACCTGCAAGCACTTCATACAATAAATATGCCCTTCCTACGGCAGAATTGTAACCTAATGGCGTATGTAATACAGCGTCAACATTTAAACGCCTCATTGATAGCGTTGCGCTGGAGCTTGCAACTGCAGTGTAATAATATCCTGATGGCAAAACTAAAGTCGGGGATATTAAAGCAGTATCAACTACCCCTGCTACGCCGACCGGTAAATCTAATTCAATTAATTTTGCACCCATTGACGCGTTTGGAGCCATTGCATAAATAGCTATTTTTGTGGTTGGAGCTGCTGCGTCTGCTATAACTACCCGCATTGTTAACCTTGTTATTCTCGTTTGTTGCGCAAGATACATCGGAGTATAGATACATCTATTTGCTGCATTCACACCATCACTGATTAATGCTACGTTAAAGTTGTCTGGGTAATTGCGATAATTTACAGGGTCAAGCATATAACCTGGTAGTGGCGGTTTATTACTTGCGTCTGGAGATACTGAAATTGTAGACGTGCCTACAAGCGTGATCGGAGTCGGATTTATAGCATTTGATACACCTGCTACCAAAGTCTCAACTATATAATCCCTAGTTAATGTATCTGCAGTGGCATCATAAACACCGAATCCACTTTCACGATTATTGCCGTTGCGTAGCTCATACTTAACTGTCATACCAGTGATATATATAGCATTAAATCTTCGTCTGTCTGCAGAAGTCACGCCCGATAATGTTACTGCGCCAACTCCTGTTGTAACAGTATTTTCGCTTATCCAATTTGCTCGCATTTATTTATTTCCTGAAATTACAGCCACTATTCAGACTGTATTTGTTATTTATTATACCACTTTTCATTCTTGCTATTTGAATATTAAGTGAAAACTGATATGCACCCATATCTGGGTTACTGCCTCTGCTTTTATTATTAAAATCAGTTTGGCTAGATAATGTAGGATGACCTAATCCGATTGCGGGTGAGCCAGCTTGCAAACTTAAATCAGGTGTTATTGGGTTAGCGTTTGCAGGATCAACATATAACGGGTCTTGACCTTCAATTGAATTAACGTCAAATCTATTACCGCTGGCTGTTTGCCATGCTGCTAGATTTCCGCGTGTAGATTCCCAGTTAAATTGAGCTGCATTTGGCGCATAAGCTAAATTATTATCGATGTTTGCGTATGCATTGTTATCAGTTATAGTCAGAACGCATTGAAACATATCAAAATTACTAGCTCCCGTATAATGCGCTATGTTTGATACGCAATTAAATCCGGTACCGAATTCTAGTCTAAATGCTCTACGTAAATTACTACCGAATAATGAACAATTTTTAATTGATATATTTTGGTTTTCTCGGCCTTGTGGGCCCGCTATTCCTGCCGCCCTGCATTCAATAGTAGCAACACTTGTGAATGCAGTTTGATTATTAATGATAACAATATTTTCGATTGTTCCACCGACCCATCCGGCAAGATCAATATCTCTATTGCCAGTGTTTATTATTTTTAATCTGCGTAATTTTGTATTAACATATTCTTCTGCGTAATCAGTATAGCCCGGTGCAATTGACATTCCCCACGAACCGCTTGTGCATTTTCCAATATCTTCATAAATCAAAGTATCTTCTACTGTTAAATTATGCGTGACTCCGTGTGTTGAAAATGATGAACCTGCAGCTTCTCCTGCAGCGTTTAAAGCTGATTGATACAAATTGCAAAACTTAACAGTTGTATCAATCATGTCAGCTCTATTGCTAAAGTAGATATTGTGATTAAATTGATTACTGCCGTTTCCATTATTATGACCATTGTTGATAAATATAACATTATCAAAAACAGAATTTGAAAACATACCTAAAACACCTTGCCCCCAGTTGTTTTGTATTGTGCAATTTTTTACGTTGATATATGTTTGTGGGCCTAAATCACCGTTTGGGTTTATTCCTATTCTATATCCATCGATTATTAAATTTTCAAATAGAAATGTGTCTCGTGTGTTTGAAGCTAAAAAGAAACAGCCTGGTACGCCTAACCCTGGTGTTCCTGTAAATTTGTAGCTGATATCTAAGAACTGTACGCCTTCAAGATGCGCGCCGTTATCGAAAGTATGCTGTCTGTTAGAATTTGCACCATTATCAGTATAAGTACAATATGGTTTTGCATCAATAGCGGGTGCGTTTGCTCCTGTTTCAATATATTCTCTTACTGTAATTAATGCACCATCGAATCTTAATTTATCGTTAGTTGTTGCGCTTGCTGCAGAACCCGTATTTTCTGCCCACGATACTGTGAATGGGCCAACATCACTGACCGCTGTTAATTGTACGTAGCCGTTGAACTCTGCTTCGTTTGCACCAATAAATGTTACAAAGTCATTGGCTTCTAAATTCGTGCGCTTGCTTAATGTCGCTGTTAGAGTAGTTCCTGAACGTGTTATGCTTGTTACTACAGAATGAGAATTTAAGTTTGTCATTCTTGCAAACGGGCCTTGCGTCCAAGCGTAACCTCTTGCAAAATATAAATTTGTTCCGGCTGGTAATGAATTCCACATCGTAGAAACTACGTTTTGATAGGTGCGCTTTGCAGTTGCAGGCGTGAACCCGTCATTTAAATCATTACCCGGCGTTGTTCCTGCGCTGGCTCCCGCCTCAGTATCCCTAAAATAATAAGGTTGAGCTGTACTCACTATTTAAAACCTTTTTTATTTATTAAGTTCTTTAGGTTGTCCATCTTTCTGAGTCCCGCCGATAACGCTTTTTGATGCACGTAATTTTTTGTTTTAAGTTCCCCAGTATCTTCAAGTAATGCATGATTACTATTTATTAATTTCTGCAGTAAAATTTCAGATTGTGAAAATGCAGTCAATAACTGTTGTTGCTGCATAACTACTTGCATTAACATAGATTCAAAATCAGTTAATTGCTTGCCGTTAAATGTTGGGTTTTTCTTTCGCGGGTTTTGCTTGAATTTGATAACGCTCATGCAATTATATTTGTCCCGTATATTAAAAATACGGCGTTAGCCGGTCAAAAGGTGAGTTTTAAGGTAGAAATGAATATGTGTTACGTCTTGCGACTCTATACTAATTTAGATTAAATTCGTTAAAAAATCAAACGTTTTTGCTAGTTTATTTGATTTATTTTTAGTGTCGATGAATTTCTTTAATTTCTTGTCAATGATCTTTAAATTGTATCTTACCGTACTTTCTGAACAAATTATCTTTTTCGAGATTCTTACATTAGAGTATTCTAATACATGTTTGTCATAAAATGTTGTTCTTTGCTTGTCACTCAGTTCGCGGTAGCCTTGATCTAAGTAGAGTACGAATTTAGCTGGCGGGAAGTAAGACGGGACGCTTGGGCTTACTTGCTGTGTTCCTATACTGCCAGCGAAAGCTTTTTGTTCAGTTGTTTGATTTGGATGGCATAAGCCTGGGATGTTCTCAAGATCACAGGCTTGACGGTACCGCCAGTCGATCCAGGCTGCTAATGTTTCTTTGTATTTGTTTTGTCTCATTTTTGACTACTCCAGTAACGATAAGCCATTTTTCTACCAACACTCCTTGTTTCTTTATCGCTAACTTTATTTGAATTTAATTTTTTAGCTTTTATTACTTCATTTACTATATGTAATTTATTTGAATTTACTGAATATGTATAAAGTCCAGCGTAATCCGGGATAGTGCATATTTCAGCCAATTCCTCTGGCATGAAAAATGAAAAATAATTGCAATGGTATTTACCTTCTTTTATTTGATCGTGCTTTAGCTCGTCTACACTAGTGTAACGCCTCAAAATATCAGCGGGTCGTACTTTTTTAAAATCTGCTAAATAATCACTTTTAGATATTTTTATCTCTATTTCGTCGCTATAACCACTCGATCTTATTCCGTACAAATCCATCTCGGTTGAACTATCTAGTAAAATATTTGGTGCTAATATTTCATATCGACTAAACGTGTGCCGATAAAATTCAAGCTGCATAAGCTTTACTAGCTTATTCGGTGACAATATTTCATTGCACTTTGTTATTATCATTTTATCTAGACCACTGTTTAGCCATGGCTTTTGCGATTCCAGGGAATGTCTCTGATCGCTCCGCACCTTTACCACCACCAAACCAATGAGTTTTAGTATATTTGTTTCCGTTGCTTGATGTTATAAATTCAGGCTCAACCCATGTTTTTTTATTAAACATATCATCTTGCGGGTAATGTTCTAGTTTTGGTAAATTCTTTAACCATAAGCATGTTGTTTTTTGCTCTGGATCCCCAAAATAAAAAGGCTGGATTATTTGGCTTGGAGTTTTATAAAGCGTACTCATTATGCATACAGGGTTTTCAATTGAGATTTTATCGCTATTCGCATTTACACATTTCATAAAAAAATCTATCCCTTTTTGCTGTCTACCATCTGCTATTTTTTTAGGGAAATGCCTACTGCCGCTAACGGCTATATCGGTGCAGGGTGGAAAAGCAATAATCATATCCCATCTCTCTAATAGTAGCGGAGTAACATCTTGTTGTAAGTGCCATTCCGGATGATCGCCTGTTGTTTTTTTAATATCACACGAGTAAGCTTCATGCCCTAGCTTTCTAAACTCAGTTGTTACTATTTGAGTCACTTCACACGGAATTAAAATTTTCATATCACCATAAGTTAATTATTTTTCACTGAAAATTTGTTTCGTGTTCGTCTTGGCCTGGATCTTCACCGAATCTGACAAATAAATAACATGATAATGCGTATAGAACGCCGATTATTGCGACCGCTATTAGCACTTTATCATTAAACGATAATGCATAAATAGCTTCAAGTATTTTTTCTAATATTGTCATAGTATTTAACCTCGTTAATAATCTTCGTCTGCTATGCTATAAAGTGCTTCATAAGCTTTTAATAATTCCGGATTTTGTTCTTTTAGTAAGTTATACGATTCTTCTCTTTCGTCAAAAAAATACGCTGATAGATTTAATGAATTAAGTATTAAGTCTGCTTGTTCCGGCGTTAAAATATTCATAATTACCTTTCTGCGTTTTTGTAACCATAGCCAGCAGCTAAGCCGCCGACCCTGCCATATTTTAATAATCCGTTATCACTCATTCTTCTGCATTCTTGCCCGATTCTTGACTCAAGATTTGTTATTGAAGATAATTCAGTTAACTTACTTATGGCAATGTATTTATATTTTGCTGTAATTGTGTTTTTAAGTATCTCAGCTTCTAAGGTCATTTTGATTAATTTAAATATCATTTTGTTACCCCGTTATATCTTCGATTAACTTCTCTAATGCATTAGATGTTTATTGAAAATTCCATTATTATCATTTCTGCATCTTCTACGCTTCGCGCTATACCAGCTATGCCACCTGATTCATCAACATATTTAAGGAATTCAAGCTGTTCTTTAGTAGCTTTTCCTGTCGCTGATTTAACCTCAATAGCAAAAAATATTCCGTTGGTTGTCATTCCAATTAAATCAGCCATACCATCGTGATTCTCGCATTTTTTGTTTTCTCTAAACCATTTTCCTATATGGTAGAATACTGGCCCACGCTTCATAGTTCCGGTCGTTACTACAGAGTAGAACGCTACTATCTGGTTTTTTTGCAGCATCTTACAAATATCTTTCTGAATATCTCGTTCATGCATTAAACTGTTTTTAACATTCCATCCCATTCAGCCTGTAATATTGTTTTAATTACCATTTCAACTTGGCTGATATTGTATTTTTTCTCGAATGACTTACATCCATTCTCGTGTAGTTCATTATGAAGTGACGAACGCAAAGGGATACATGTTAAGTCACTTCCTTTTTTACTTGTGCATTTTCCTGTAAGCCAGTTTGATCCAGTTATGTGGTGTGGTACACCTTCATCACCTTGGTATCCGCTAACACAGCATGGTAGTGATGCTACGTATTCTCTGTATTTTTTTGTCATGCTAACATCATCACATTGCCAAACCCTGAATCCTGATTGATTAGTTGCGAGTTATTCATCTGTATACCTTGTCATTTTCTGTAAGTAACTGTATTCGGTTATGTTTGCCACTATCATTACAGAGCTATCTCTTGACCCGACTAACGCCCACCCCCTCGGATAATGCTTTATCAATAAACGCTTCGAAATTTTTAAAACTGTCGCTTATTATTACCATTTTTTCGATCATGATGTAGCCCTTCGTTGGTTTGCTGATTTACGTCCTATCGCAATTTCGTATTCGTCACTCGGTTGCGGTAATATTAAATTTAACTTATCAGCACAATACCATTCAATTTTCTCAAGATATTCGCCGAACTGTTTTGTTGTTAATTTTTTTGTAGAATACGTTTTAATTACCTCATCTCTGAACTGCGTTACTTTCGGTTCCAGAAAAAACCGTTTCATCTTCTCGTGCAAATCCTCAGAATCAAAAAGAACAGGCTCGTCTAATGGTTCGTCATGTTCTGTATTATGTTTTTCCCAGTTGCATTTATAGATAAAATTAACATGATCTTTAATTAACGTGAGCCATGCCCACATTAGTTTATTCTGTAATAGAGATCGTTCATTCTTAAGATCTTGTATAATTATTTGTCTTGGTTCTGAAATATCAAGGCTTACCAACACATTACCGAAATCTGCTAAATCTGCATCAGTTTTAATTGTTGTTATTGTTTTTTTCATTGCACAAACTCAATTCCGTGAAGATCGTAAACGTGAACAGATCCATTACCATATCCTAATAACTTATCACCGAATTTATGCGCTATACAATTCCAATAACCATTTTTTGCCTCAACTTCAAACACAGTATCTATGTATTGTGTATTTTGCTGCGGCCATTTTAGAGTGAAATTCATATCAATCCCTACGCTTGCGCCTATTTTGATTTTTGCTTTCACTTAACATTTATACTCATAAATCACATAAAACAAAAAGAACGCTATACAGTCTATTGTTATTACGTATAGTTTAAATAGGGTTTTTAGTTTCATTCTTCTAAATCTTCCTCACAAATTCTAAATAATGTTGACGTTAATTTTCTAACAATATCGCGCGTATCTTTTAATTTTCTTTCTAGATAATGAGTCTTTGCGTCTTTTTCGCTTTCTCCGTTACCTATTTTTACAGATGTTTGATAGCTGTAATCTGAAACATAGCTTAACTCTGAATAGCCGCTTAGTGAATAGCCAATTAATTGCGCGAGCTGCTCTCTATCTTCTATTGAGAAATCCATTATAGCTATATCATTTAAATCTATACCTCCATTTTCAATTAAATAATTAACAATTTCATTTCTAACAAACCGATCATTTACTATTTTTTGCGTTGGATGTTTCATATTATCGCTATTTCTTTTAAAAATGTTCTGTACTCGATTTCTATGTCGTAGCACCTGCCGTTTTCTTCTTCGTTGTCATAAGTGAATACTTCTACTTCACCGCCGAACTTTTCTAGCATTTCCTTTATCTTTTTATCTACTAGTTTTAGTTTCATTTCAAATACTCGGCCTTTACGGTTTCTTTGATTGTTTCGATTACCATATCTTCGTAAAATATTGTGTATGACAGTGTTTTTGCTACCCAGTAACTACCATAAATTACAACTGACA